TAGTGTCTTCCCAAATCTCTTTGGTATCATTGTGTTCAAAGTTGTATACAGGCATAATTTAAGGGTGGTTAGCGCAATACCATACAAAGTAAATGGCTAGCATTGCTGTTGATATAAGTAGAAGTTCGTTAGGTGATAAACTTGTCACCCCACACTCCTTTAACCAACTTTTCAGTTAAGCCTTTAACTTTCAGATTACCTTTAACAGCATCGTATAATATTTGAGCATCCATGGGATTGATTTGTTCTAACATAGCCTTAAATGACTTATCAGCTCTTTCTATTTCAATGTCCCCCTTAGATAAAGGAACAAGGTACTTGGTAACTCCCTTAAGAGAGTTTGTAATATTATCAGATGGCATCCAATCGATCTTCTTTGATACATGTATCTTCAAATCGTTATCAAAGTTAATCTTCATGATGTCGCGAAGAGCTAAACAATCATTATCAACTAGGACCTTCATCTTATCTTCACGACTAGCAGCCGCTGCTACTTTATCTAGAATCTCATATATTTCCACTTAAAACTCTCCTGCACATTCAATTAACATATTCATTTTATTTTCTATTAAATAATTAAAAACCTTTCCTTTCATGGGGTATTTATATGTTTCTAATTGATCGACTGCTGACTTATACACGTCCTTAGGCATTTCGTGTAAATCAATCATCTTCTTATTCCTCATATAATTTCTATATACCAAATCATCCATACCACCCTGATAAGTATTCTTATTCTCCCAATACATGTCCATATCCTTCTTTCTCATTGGCTTCTGTCTAATCTTGTCAGTAAAGGTATTATCAGGAGAATTGGCATTGGGTATGCCGTCTGTAGAATCTCCTTTGAGGATGTGATCGAATAAATATCGCCCAGCATCTTCTTCCTTAACCATCTTATTTTGCATAGGGCTATATTGAACAACCTCACCTAAAGTATGCAATTGAATAAAGTCTTTATCAGCTGATACGATAGCAACTTTGTCAGCTCCAAGTTTTCCCATCTCTTCGATTGTCAATGCACCAATGATATCATCAGCTTCAGCATTGCCCACTTGAATTACAGCGTACGGAAAGTTCTCTTTGATGTCAGAGGATACTATATCTAATATTCGGTATATCTCTGTCCAATCATATTTGTCTTTTGATTTGGTAGTAGTCCTTGCAGCTTTGTATTCTGGGAACAAGTCTCTTCTCCAAGAACGACCCTCTAAACACACGATTAGTCTTCCCCACTCACTCTCTGGAAATCTATTACGATATGTTCTAATGTTATTTAAAACAATGTGCTTAACCAAGTTCTCACTTAATTTCTCACCTTTATTCAATTGCCCCAATACAGATCCAATTGCAATGCCTGCAAAATCAACTAGTACCATCTTCTTTCTCCATTATATAATTCTTAACTGATCCAACCCCTATCTTAATAGCAATAATACCATTATAAGAATCTTCTCTCAATAACACTTCTTCCTTCACTTGCCATACCAATTCAGCGTAATTTGTATTGCCTCTGGTAGTACATAACTCAAGGATTTCTCGTTTAAAGTTATCCTCACCAAGTTCTTCTATATCAGCTAATAGTCGCTTAGATGAACCGTAATAATCTTCCCAGTCGGTTTCGATAATTCTATGACGCTTATTCGTTCTACCTTTAAGTGGTTTAAGTTTACACTTGGTCCTGAAATACTTCCTACCCACATAATCATGCCCGTTAACCATATTAGTGATACGGTAAATAAAACCGTAATAGTCGTTAATATCATCTGAAGTAAAGTCTTTACCATTATACGTCCACTTCATCGAACCCATCTCTCCATTCTTGCTCTTCGCCACAGAACGGACAATATGGAGTTTCTATATCCATATCACTCGCAGAAACCATTTCTTTTTCATTATCAATGAATACATCATATTCGCTATTACATTCTCTACAAACCATGCGGATTCCTTAACAAGAAATATTCTAAATCATCACAACCACCCACATAGTTATCACCTAACATGATTTGTGGGTAGGTCTTTGCTCCTGGGATATAAGATAATAAGTTTTCTAATGTCCAAAACTCACCATCAACCAGTCGAGTCTCATATCCAATACCTGCTTTATCTAACAATCTCTTTGCTTTATCGCAAAAGGGACAGTAATTGGTTGTCCACATAATGTTCTTGCTCATATATTCATTCCTATAATCGATTCAATTCAAATGTATATATACAATTTTAAATTGGTGGAGGATGATTTGGTTATAAGGTTCATCCTGCCTAAATCCTCAAATCACACTATGCCTATCAGGCTGCGATTGCGTAAGTATCTGCGTTTGCGTTTACTTTGGGTCTTACAACTATTAACCTTCTGTTACGATGTCGATTCCAAGTCATCCCCATCAAAAGCATACTGTTAATAATACACTTTTGGTGGAGATGGTGGGGTTCGAACCCACGTGTATCATAACTCCAATCAATAGTAAATGGTAATAAATTACCAAATTAGTTGGAAGCACTCGATAGACTTTAGCCTAACCTTATCTTCCATTATGAAGTGGTTCTTAGTTATTGTACTATGCAGAAACTAATAAACTGACCCGAGACGACTTTCGTGGCGACGGATAATAGTTTTTTGATCATATGAGGACTTCTTCTATTAACCTCGACACCTAGTGTCATTGGGTAGTTAAGGATACCAACCTTTTATTTGTTTATATATATATATCTATTATAACATACTTTGTGTCAAAAGTAAACCTTTATTTACACACAACCTCGTGGTTGTGGCATTCCGCCATACTTACTAATAGGTTTCATTGGACCTGTCAACCATTCTTTGAATAGCACCTTCTTATCAATACCAACATACTTAGAGAATGTTCTAATTGGTGGCACGGCTTGATTCTCTTCAAAGTATTCTCTTGCTTGCATAATTTGCTTTACCATAGACTCTGTTAATACAATGTCATCTTCCTTGGCCATTTCAAACATTATTTCTTCCGACCAAATTGTTGGATCCTCAAGGTACCCATTTCCTGTTCTATCTAACATATTATAAATCCTCCATATCAAAGTCTTCATCTTTACTTGAATCAATAGCAGCGATGTAGTTAACACTCTCAATCTCTTGCGGTGCACTCTTAACATTAGTTGAATCAAGGTAATTATCTACCCACGGTAATGGATTATGTCCAATAGCAAGACCTAGCTTAGATGGATTTAAACCAATGTTGGTCATCCGTACCACAAAGATATAATCCATGTACTCTTTCAAGATATGTTCATTCATACCAATCAGGGGAGTGCCTTTAGAGAATAGATATTCAACCCAATCCATTTCTTCTTTATATGCTACTTCAAACATTTCATATGTTTCATCTTCAAGCTCTGCAGCAATCTCAACGAATCCTTCACTCTCATCTGTTCGTAGCATTTTAAGTACACGCTGAACAACATCTAAATGGATCATTTCATCTCTTGCAATTAGCTTAAAGATATTAGATGAACCAGCCATAAGTTTAGTTGGTTGTTCAGAGAAACTCCAGTTGGTAACAAACGTGCAGAAGAATCTAATACCTTCAAACATATTAAGAACAAGTGCAGCTTTGTAAATTGCGGTCTTAATCATCTTTTCATCAACTTCAGGGAAAGGTTTTGCCATACCATGATTAACAGCGGTTGAGTTAGCATCCATTCTATCAAATACACCTGTTGCCCAATCGAATGCACTTAAAATAGAAGTAGCTCTTCTCTGTACTTCTGGATCTGATGTGATAGAATCAACAAACACATCCACATCATTATAGATTGCACGAACCATTTCAGTATAAGACTCTGAATGAAGTAACTCATTGTTCTGATGGTTTGTGATATATAGTTCCCACTCAGGGTTATTACTAATACCGCCATTATTGAATAACTGTAAAGGGGCACGACCAGCACAACTGTCTAATGTAATAGCAAACTTTAATCCAGATTCAAAGATGTGCTTACCAGCTTCATCTAATGATTCGAAGTTCACTTTCTCTTTTGATAAATCGATTTCATTCTTACTCCAATTACCAATAGCCCTCATCTCTTCCGCGAACTCTAAGATCCACGGATACTTCGGATCGTGATATGTTTGGATATTTCTGTGACACGAGTTCTCACCTAAAAATAACCTTGTTCCCTTACTATGTACTGTTTCACCTAGTGAAAATATTTTACAACTCATGATATATACTCCTTCTTTAAATTGAACACGCACCAGATTCACACCCCTCAAGGATCACTTCACTAGTATTTTCTTTATCTTTACTTCTGATATAATATAAACTCTTTAGTCCATATTTGTATGCAGTAATAATATCTCTTTTAACTCTATTTGAATCTAGGATCTTTCCTTCAATTTTAGTTAGGTCATACCATTGATTGACACTCATACCTTGGTCAATAAATTTCTGGAGAATTGCCATCAACTTAATGTATTCTGCCGATGTGTTATCAGGCATATCCCAAGCTTTCATGTAATACTTTTCTTTATCATAATCAGGCACTAAACTCTTAACTGTATAAGATGCACTTTCAAATGTATCTGTAACACTTTGAATAGGATCAATACCTTGTGTGGAATTAGAAACCAATGAAGAACTTGCCGTAGGTGGAATAGCAGACAATGCTGTATTTCTCATACCATGTTTGGCAATATCTTTTCTTAATCCTTCCCAATCGCATAATAACTTATTATCAACAATTTGATCTACATTCTTATTATAGGTATCAATAGGTAACTTACCTTTAGAGTATTCTGTTCTATCGAAATAAGTACATGCCCCACGTTCTTTAGCTAATTCCATAGAGGCTTTAATTAATCCGTATTGGAATCGTTCAGCCCATCTATGTGTCAACTCTTTCGATTTGATTGTACCTAATCTTGCCTCTGACTTAGCTAAGAAATGCGCGAAGTCACTGATACCGATACCTAAGAATCTATAACCTTTTGTAGGCCATTCTGCCGCATCTAATGGATATTCTTGGATATCAATAAGGTTATCTAAGAACCTAACCATTAAAGCAGTTAAATGATCTAAGTGTGTGATGTTAGATATCTTACCAAAGTTAACACAACCTAAGATACATAATGATACTTGACCATTTTCTAAGTCATAGTCTTCAACGTTTTCAAATTTAGTTTGTTTAAGTCCGTCAAACTTCATAGCCTTAGTTGGCAAGAATATTTCGCTGCACAGATTTGTTTGTGTTACCGGTTCAGAGAACATACCTTGCTTGTTAATGTTATCAATGAAGTGAATGTAAATTCGTCCAGTACCAACACGTTCCTTAACTAACTTGTTAAAGATTTCTGTTGCGGGAACCTTATTCTTTCTAATACCACGTTTATTCTCATACATCAAGTACGCTTCATTAAACTTCTTAGTATCACCATAATGCTCAAATAGCTCAGGTACTTCTTCTGATGAGAACAAAGTAAAGTCTTCTTTCTTTAATACTCTTTCAATAAAGATCGAAGGTAACCCAATTGTATAATCAATGAATCTAGCCCGTGTAGTATTCGAACCTTGATTGTTCTTGTATTCTAATACATCCATTATCTCCCAATTGAATATTGGGTAGTTGACTACTGTAGCACCAGAACGTAATGAATTTTGTGTGAACTGTTTTGAAGCCGCCTCAATTGTTTTAAGTAAAGGTAGGGCTCCAGTATGCTTAACAGTATTATTCTTAACTGGTGATAGGATACCTCTCACAGGTCCCATATCAACACCAATACCAGCTCTTCGTGCAGTCATAATACTTAATGCGTATTCAGATGATAGAATAGATTCAGCGGTATCACCCATCTTAATCTTACAACATGATGAGAACATTTTCAATTGAGTTCTTACACCTGATATGATTGGAGTAGGTAATGATATCTCATCATCCTTCAAAGCATTATAAAACTCAATAATCAACTTAGTTCTATTCTTCTCTTCAGCAAAGATAACCATACCAATCAACATAAATGTCTCTTGTGGCATCTCTAATAGCCTATCAGTCTTTGCATCCTTAATAAGATACTTAGATTCCATTTGAGTAATAGAAGCGTAACCCCTATTGAAGTTATTATTATGATCTAAGAATGATCCTAAGTTAATAATCTCTTCATCAGTATATGACACTAAAATATCTGGTGAATATAATTTACTCTTAACACGAGATTGGATATAGTCTAGGAATGGAATAGCATCAAATGAATCATATAC